CGAATTAAGCAATTCATGGGCTAGTTTTTTATCTTCTGGTATATGTATCTTCGGTATGGTTTTATTTATAACTGCACTAACATTTGAAATAGGCTTTGTTATAAATTCTATCCTTGCATTACGATTATCTAAAGCATTAAGCCTAGCCACCTCTGCAATTTCGTGCAAACGAGACTCAGATATATTATCAATGAATCTTACAGTTATAGTTTCTTGCTCAATCCATTTTTTTTCAGATTGTTCATAACTCCGAATCACGCTGTCCGCGAATGTTATTTTTAGAGTGTCGCTTGGCGCATGAAAACACACATAGAACGAATAAGGGTGCATTAATAGATAGTTGAGATTGGCTCTGTTAACAGATATGCTAACCGAACCATCATTATTTAACTCTTGTTCAGTACCTTTTAGTTGAACAAACAGTCTAATGTTAGTTGCTTGACCGTTTGTTGTGATCTCGAGTTGATAGTCTACGCCGTAATCATTTATATCCTTACTTTGAATAAAGAAATCATTCGAATCACTAAGGAAATGTTCAAAAGCTGATATTGCAAGTCTTTCAATTCTGTGATTTCTATCTCTTTTGGGGAAATCATTTAAATGTTTCATTCTCTGTCCCTATATACTGTTTGTGAGATATAAACTTTACTATTAGACTCGATTTCAGTACTTTGGCAACCATTTAAAGCAATTGTAACACTGAAGAGTCTCAGCTAGTGGTGATGGTGGGGGGGGACTTTCGACAACTGACACCCATCACCAACTAGCTAACTTGTTCCCAGTTGGTTAATAATTTATGAAGTCAGGGCTGGCCGTTCTAGTACAGCGCAGGAAGTAAGATTGGGTTTGACATTGTGCCATAGATGTGTTGGCTAACATCGAAACTAATAAACGTTACTCGATAATACCTGCAAATCTATAAATCTTGTGTGAAGCCCATTTATTGGGACAGGATTTTATATCAGGATCAGGAAAGTCTGGTCTATATTTCTTACCTGTCCTATGGTTTATGCTGTTCCAGCGAAGCACTGTTGATATTGAAACGCCACAGAAGTCGGCGACTTGTTTAGTTGTCATTAAGTTGTTCATTACTTCACCTCATGCGGCGGTTCCTGTAGCGGCATCCAGTGGGTTACTTTCGATGCCGATTCTTCCACATCGTCAGTAACTGCCCACCATTTGTTTTTCGACCAATCGTAATACCCTTCGAAGGTATCGCACTCAGCCCAGCCGTAAAACTTCCCCCAACACCAAACATACTGTTTATCGTTCGGCATTCGCTCACTACAGCTTATCCAACCATCCGGAGTTACCGGAGAGTTGCCCGACAGCTCGTTCAACTTGTAAGTCTGGCTTACAGGTTCGGCACCATTAAGCATGGCGGCGCGGCAGGCGTTCCAGCCTTCATCAAAGCCGACTATGCCATTATTTAAAGACGGACGAGCATCTGGCACCACCGGCACTGGCTTGGCTATATATAGCGGCTGAACATACCAGCCCTTTGATAACCAACTGTCAGCAATGTTTTTACTCCGTGTTATTGCCGGAATACCTAAGCCATTGTCTGAATGCAGCCATGCCACCGGTTCTGCTTCCAGCGATACCAAAGCAATTTCATAAGCACGGCGCTCAATATTGTCTCGCACATCCAGACTGCCTATGCGCTCTTTGATTTCTTTAATCAGTTCTTTGTCGGTAAATGTGGTCATTATGCCCCTGCCTCCGGTGCCTTTGGTATTACTGCCCAGTGAGTGATATTGACGTTTTCAAGATCCCCGACCTGAAATGTCCACTGCCATTCTCCGGTTTCCTTTTGTCCCCAGGTGTACCAGAGAGAACGCCAGCCAATCAGCCAGCCTTCTCCGTTAGCATCAAATAACAGAACACTTTCATTTGCAGGTGGCAATTCAGCTGACACTGGTATTATTTTGTTTTCCAGTGCCGCACATTTAGCTTCAAGCGCGTCGAATTTACGTACTAGGTACTCAGCATTTGTTTCGTTCACTTTCAGATCTCGCGGTACACATTTCCCGCGAAGAAACCCTTCCATTTCGAAAACATTCATGCGCATTTGCGTAACTCCGATAACTCGTTAAAACGTTCCATAAACATCCCGTAGGCATGACCTGGAGACAGTGGAATAACTTTGAACATCTCTGTTGCCGGGATACCTTCCAATACAGGCCAGAAAGAGCCATCATCAAGTCCGAGATCGCGGCGTTCGGTTGCCAGCATAATGAGATCGGCATATTTCACTGGCGTGCTCATAACAGGAGGTAACCCGTATTTCTCACGGATTACGGCGTCTATTTTTTCTTCCATCCGTTTATAGTCAGGAAGAAGTCGTTTCAGTGGTGCGGGGATGTCCTGGCAATACGTTTCTGTTGCATCATGCATTAACGCTTCAAAAGCAAATTCCTGCGGCACCAGTTGGCTGCAAAGCACTGCATGCTGGGCGACACTGTAGAAGTGTGAAAGATGTCCTGCAAAGCGACAGATATTTGAAAGGGAAACCGCGATATCGTTAATCACGATGTCGTCTTTATTTATCTTGTCATAATAAAAATGCTTCCCGGAAAAAGTTTTAATAAATGACATTTTGTTCTCCACGTATATGCGCTGCACCGCGCAGAATTTTGGTTAAAGAAAACCCTCGCCATCAGGCGATTATTGAGTCAATTATGTTTCCATAAATGCCCCCGCAGGGGCATTTGCAGTAAGGAAATCAGGCGGTAAAAGTACCAATAAAGGTTTCTACTTTGCTGTCTTTGAATTTCTCAACAAGCAGATCACGAAATTCGTTAGCCATTTCTTCCTGCACTGCTTCCAGCTGAATAATGCGCAGAACCAGTACAGGACGATCGCCAGTGATAATGCTGAGGCGTAATTTAAACGGACGTTCTTTCAGGCCTTCAAACGGAACGCATTTAAATTCAAATGCCACTGGCATAATGTCTTTGGTCTTCGCTTCGACAGATTCCATCAGGGAGCGTTTGCCGCTGAAGTCATTATCTTCAAAATCAGCGGTCTGGTTTGCTTCAATCGTTATTTTACGGACTGCCGCAGCCGCTTTTGTTGCCTGAATGGTGTCACCATTAGCATCAAAGCCCACAAGGTAGTCGGCCCAGTCTTCAATCCATTCTGCCAGTGACTTCTGGGAGTTACGCTCGCCGTTAACAGACAACAGGGCAGAGAACGGTGCTGTCTTTTTCAGTTTGAGAGTGGCGGTGTTATCTGCGTGACCTGGTTCATCAATAGTACCCAGGTTAAGCACACTGACGGCTCGCATATTATCGGCATCGATAAAGCAGCGGGTGCCTTCATCTGCAAGATCTTTAGAATAACGGGTAAAGTCATCGATGCTGGCAGTGGAAAGCGCACCACGGAAACGGAAGCGATTTAAATTAAATTTTTCCAGATCATGAATGCGGAAATTTTCAGGTAATGCCACTGCGTCGGCACCAATCTTACTGATAATTTCATTAACACCCTGAGCAGAAATAAGGGCATGGATTTGATTAATTGCGGTTGCGTCTAAGTTCTGAGACATAATAAGTCCTCACTATATAAAGATATTCAGTGATGAGATAAATAATCAGTTAATTAAGAACGATATTAATGACCTGCTGCGCGGAGTTTTCCGTCAGGTTCACCGGCAAGAGTCAGTAATTGTCCCTGGTCTTCCTGCAGAATAGTCAGGCGACCACCGCGATTGACATACATCGGCGTTTCGGTGGTGTCTTCTTCGGAAATTTTCCCGCGGTTAGTCGGGCGAACATATGAGAGTTTGTGTTTGATTTTCACACGGTTCTCATCAAACGGTTCGATTTCCAGGTTGAGCGAGACCTTACCTTTGGTTTTCGTGTTCATCACACCGGAAGCGACTTCACTGAGAACTGCGCCGATTTTGGTTTCAAATACGCCGCCGTCCAGCTCCCCGATAAATGCCTGCACATCAGTACTGCGTTCGCTAGCCATTTTGCTGCTCCTCATCATATCGACCCTGCAAGGTCGGTTGGTTTCTCCACAAAACAGAGAAGAACACCTGCGGTGGCAGCCGCCCGGGTGGATTGGGTTATGAGCCCGTCGTCCGGTGATGCTCTTCTCTGTTTTGTAAAAAGAGCGGTACCAGCCGGAAGCAAGTGTACAAACTGGTACCGCCAAAGCAGTGGCTGTTGTGGTGACCGGTGCTGATCTCCGGCTTGCGGTTATTTCAGACTCTCACGGGCGTTTAATTGCCCCGCCGAACAGCTCTTTTCCGCAATAGCTGCAATGTCTTTCGCGCATCAGCCTGCGCATTCACCACAACGCTGAGAGCACTTAGCCAGTTACGGCACCACACTTTGTGGCGGTTCCATAAATGCCCTCATCGTTGCACCCTGGTCTCTTCCCAGGCGTCAAACCGAATCGCCACGCTGGTTAGGCGTCTTATCAGCATCATCATTGACTTGCACATTCCGGCTACCTGGTTTGTTTGCCCGAGCAAGGAGTGGATTGTCCCCTTTAACGTCCCCAGACCGCTAACGACGCATGTGCCATACGCCGTGTTACAACCAAATTTTGTTAGTACCTTGTTTGTTGGTCTGGAAAGAAAGATAAAATGAAGTTGCGCATTATGCAAGTGTTTTTATTGCGAGATATGCAATTTGATGGGTAATGAAAAGCCACCTTCGGGTGGCTAATTGATGAGGAAGTAAGGGTTAATTGTGTCGTTTAAGGGTTTGTGACTGGCTGATTAAGACCTTTCCAAAGACCATAAACCGGTGTTCATTTTCGCTGGTAATTCCCCATTCACGGTAAATCTGGTTATCAGATATCACCAGTAGTTTGTCAGGTATCATTTGCAGTCGTTTGACATAAATTTTATCATCAAAACCAAATACATAGATACCATCTCCATCAAACTGATTGATACTGACATCAACGAAGATGAGATCTCCTGGCTCAATGGTTGGACACATACTGTCCCCACGAACGTTGATAACTTTAATGTGATTGGCTGGTCGTCCGCCAAACATCGATACAGCATTATCAGTTCTGTATTCAATGGCATGAATCACATCAATGACATCACCGCCCTGGATAAGGCCATTTCCCGCACTGGCACTGACATCCAGCATTTCAATACGGAATACATCCTTCACCTGCGCAACATCCTCACTAATACTGTTTTTACATACAGTATTACTTTTGACGTCTGAGGTAAAGAGATCAGCAATATCAACACCTAAGCTCCTGGCAATATTACTCAGGGCTTGTTCAGTGAATTGTTTCTGCTTACCTGTTTCCAGGCGCGAGATATTCGCCGCATCCACTCCTATTGCTTCAGCGAGATCGGCGATTTTCATGTTCTTCGCCTGGCGAAGTTGTCTGACTCGGTTTCCTATGTTCATGCGTTTATTACATTTCTTTATTGCGCGTTAAGCAAATCAACTTGCGCAAAATATTTGCGTGAAATAATATGCTCATCACGCAATATGTGGAGGTTATATGCAATCACCATTACGAAATGTGCGTAAGGCGCACGGGTTTACTTTGCAGCATGTTGCTGCGGGCGTTCAGGTTAATCCAGCAACGCTGAGTCGTATTGAGAGACTGGAACAAATTCCATCTATCGATCTTGCAGAGCGTCTGGCCAATTTTTTTAAGGGTGAAATCAGCGAAATGCAGATTCTTTATCCGGCACGTTTTCAATCTAGCCAAAACCAGAATGGGTTTAAACCACAGGAACAGGAGGTAAGCCGTGGGTAAGCATCACTGGAAAGTAGAAAAACAGCCTGAGTGGTACGTGAAAGCTGTCAGAAAAACTATCGCAAAGTTGCCGGGTGGTTACGCTGAAGCAGCTGACTGGCTGGATGTAACAGAGAACGCATTATTTAACCGCCTTCGTGCCGATGGCGATCAGATTTTCCCGCTGGGATGGGCAATGATTTTGCAACGTGCTGGTGGAACTCACTTCATTGCTGACGCTGTGGCGCAGTCGGCAAATGGCGTCTTTGTGTCTCTTCCTGACGTCGAGGATGTGGACAACGCCGATATTAACCAGCGCCTGCTGGAAGTCATTGAACAGATTGGCAGTTATTCCAAACAGATTCGTTCGGCAATCGAAGACGGTGTGGTGGAACCGCATGAGAAGACAGCAATCAACGACGAGCTGTATCTCTCAATTTCGAAGCTGCAGGAGCATGCAGCACTTGTCTACAAAATTTTTTGCATTTCAGAAAGTAATGACGCCCGCGAGTGTGCAGCTCCGGGCGTCGTGGCGTCGATTGCTTCTGGTTGTGGAGAAACTAACGCATGAACAGTTTAACAACACACTACCGTCGCTCGCAACTGATTGCACTTCCTGTACCGGGTGGAAAAGCGAAGGTGGAGTATTGCTATGCAGTAAATGTACCAGGTGACAGGGAAATTGTAACCCACAGCTTTGCTGAGTGGGCTGTGGGTGATTTCAACCGGCAGAAGGAGACAGTCCTTTGCGACAAGTTAACCGCTGGTTCAAAGATCACTACGGAGTGCCCGTCAGAGTCATTCGTTGGGAACCGGAAACACAACGGGTTATCTACCTCCGTGAAGGCTATGAGCATGAGTGCTTCAGCCCGCTCGAACAGTTTCGTCGTAAATTCAGGGAAATAGAGGTCGGTCATGAGCCTGTTAATGACATCCCAGCCCATTGTGATAAATCGTGATCTTGCATGCCGTATTGGTCTGAATGAGGCAATTGTGTTGCAGCAGCTTCATTACTGGCTGAATGAAACGAATTCAGGCACTGAGCATGGCGGAATTCGCTGGGTTTATAACACGACAGAACAGTGGCTGGAGCAGTTTCCGTTCTGGTCAGAGTCCACTCTGAAACGCACATTTGCAAGCCTGAAATCACTTGGGGTTTTGCGTCGCGAGCAACTCAATAAATCGAAGCGTGACATGACCAATTTCTACACGATCAACTATGAAAGTGAGCTTTTAGAAGAGGTCAAAGTGAACGAATCCATCAGGTCAAAATGCACTTCTCCATCGGGTCAAAGTGACCTGATGGATGGGCGCAAAATGACACGATCCATTGGTTCAAAACGACACGCTGTCATCGGGTCAAAATGGCCCAATGATCTTACAGAGAATACAACAGAGATTACTACAGAGAATAAAACCTCTTCTCGTCCGGACGCTTCGCAACCGGACACGCAGGTGGCTGAACAGGATTTTTTAACTCGCCATCCTGATGCGGTTGTATTCAGCCCTAAAAAGCGCCAGTGGGGAACGCAGGATGATTTGACCTGCGCACAGTGGCTCTGGAAAAAAATCATCGCCCTGTACGAGCAGGCCGCCGAATGTGACGGCGAGGTGGTTCGTCCCAAAGAACCGAACTGGACAGCCTGGGCAAACGAAATTCGCCTGATGTGTGTGCAGGATGGTCGTAATCATAAACAAATCTGCGAGATGTACAGCCGCGTCAGTCGCGATCCGTTCTGGTGCCGTAACGTGCTCAGCCCGTCGAAGCTGCGGGAAAAATGGGATGAGCTTTCCCTGCGCTTATCGCCGTCCGTCAGCACGTACACCGAAAAACGCGAAGACCCGTACTTCAAATCCAGTTACGACAACGTGGACTACAGCCAGATCCCGGCAGGATTCAGGGGGTGATCATGAGTCTGTTAAATGACGTTCAGAAATTCATTGAAGCCCATCCTGGGTGTACTTCCGGAGACATTGCGGATGCTTTTGCTGGTTACTCACGGCAGCGCGTTCTGCAGTCAGCAAGCAAGTTACGTCAGAGTGGGCGTGTGGCTCACCGTTGTGAAGGAGATACACGCAGACATTTCCCGCGCCTGACTGAGAGAGCGCAGGAGCCGGAACCACAATCTGTTCGTGAAACCAGACCTGTGCGCAATTTCTATGTCGGCACTAACGACCCCCGGGTGATTTTGTGCCTGACCCGCCAGGCTGAAGAACTGGAGTCCAGGGGCTTATTCCGTCGAGCTGCAACGGTGTGGATGGCGGCATTCCGTGAAAGCCACTCCCAGCCAGAACGAAACAATTTTCTGGCGCATCGTGAGCGGTGCTTACGGAAAAGCAGCAAGCGCGCTGCATCGGGTGAAGAGTGGTATCTGTCAGGGAATTACGTGGGGGCTTAATGAGTAATAAATATTGCCAGGCGCTGGTGGAGCTGCGGAACAAACCAGCCCATGAACTGAAGGAAGTGGGCGATCAGTGGCGCACGCCGGACAACATTTTCTGGGGAATTAACACCCTGTTTGGCCCGTTTGTTCTGGATCTGTTTACTGATGGTGATAACGCCAAATGTGCCGCTTATTACACTGCGGAAGACAACGCGCTGGCGCATGACTGGTCAGAACGTCTTGCGGAGCTTAAAGGTGCTGCCTTTGGTAATCCCCCGTACAGCCGCGCCAGTCAGCATGAGGGGCAATACATCACCGGCATGCGTTACATCATGAAACATGCCAGTGCTATGCGTGATAAAGGCGGGCGCTATGTTTTCCTGATCAAAGCTGCCACCAGCGAAGTGTGGTGGCCGGAAGATGCAGACCATATTGCTTTTATTCGCGGGCGTATTGGTTTT